CCACACAGCAGTCCACTCGTGGTCACACGCCTGACAGAACAACGTCCCAGCCACATGCGGCCCGCGCTCTTCTTTGGCTTTACTGAAATCAATGATCTCACTCATCTTCGTCGTCCTCATCCATGTGTTCCTGCAAAAGCTGCATCTTTACTATGTCAAGACAGCCCAACACGGTGGGCAGCAGCACGGATTCATCGTACTTGTGCAGCACGGCCAGCACTTCGTCGACTAGCCCTTGTGCAATGTCAGCGTCATAGCTCATGCCGCAGCTCCCAAAACTGCCAGTGTAATCTTACTCTGGGCGCGTGCTGTGGTGCCGGTAAGGCTGTCCACAAACCGTGGATGGTTCAGGTTCACGATCATGCACTGCATCTGTCCCGGAGCGTGCTTGGGGCAACCCTTGAACATCGTGACGCGGTCACGGCGGCGCAGCAATGCGTTCTCGTTCTCCAGTTCCCGCTCAATGCGGTCTAGGCCATCACGCTTGATCTTGAGCCACGAGCGCAGCTTCTCAGCGTTGATCGCCACTTGGCTACCCGGCATGATTGGGGTCTTGTCGTCATACACGATCTTGACCCGCGCCACAGCTCGCTCAGGTGCTGGCAATGTAACCTGCTCAACGCCCGAACCATACTTCTCTTTGCACTCAACCAACTGGTCGTTGTGCTCAGCGAGAAACTGGCCAATGATGTCGAACACGTCAGTCTTGTGGTCAATGGCGAACTGGCGAGTTGATTTAATGTGCGCGATCAAGTGGTCAATGGTGCCCTTCACATCGAACGGGAACAAGCCCAAGGCTTGGCCAATCCGTCCCATACCCCATGCAGAGATAATGGCCGTGCGATAAAAGCGCTCCTGTGGCTCGAACACGAAGTTGAACGTCTTGGCAAACGATGCCTCAGCCCACTTCCACACAGCCTCTGGGCCACCCTTGTCGATCACCACCTGCACCAGCTCAGGGAAAGCCCAGCCGTTGTTCTTGGCCATGATGTCGAAGAAGTCGTGGCCGTTGCTGCTACCGTCTTCACGGGTCTCGATGAACCTGCGGTCATGTTGCGGCAACTCCAAGCATCGTGCTTTGAGCGGTTCGTTACCAGCCTGTGCACCCTCAAACTTCTGCCACAGCGAGATGTTTGTCGTCATGAGCGTGATGCCATCCCACGTAGCCGGATCGCGCAGGTCGCGGTCTTTGGTCATGGACATCTTCTCACGCCCCATGCTCAACTGGTACGTCATGTCGGTGACTTCTTTGTCGTCCGCAGAGGTCATCTCGTCGATGCAGCAAGGCAGGCTGTTGAACACGCCGCGCTGTTTGTACAGGGCGTTGACTGTGTCTTTGTAAATCAGGAACAACTTCTTCGGCATGCCAATGAGGCTGTTTGCCGCGATCAGTGACAGGGTCTTGCCTGTAGTCGTTTCTGTGGAGTAAATGGACACAACAAGGGTACTGTTGCCAGCGACAGCACCGAGAATGCCGGTCAGCGACAGCAGCACAGCAGAGCGTATCGTCTCAGAGCCCGGAAGGTTGAGCATGTCCATGCCACGTATCCACTCGTCACGAGAGCCGTGTGGGCCGATCAAGTCTTCAAACGCTTTTGCTGGGCCACGCAAGCGCGTGTCAATGTCGCCGTGTTCTGCGCCGAGCAGTGTCGGGCCGCACATAAACGAGCCGTCTTTTTGCCAGCCGAAGCTGACGTAGTCTTGTCCCGTTGGTGACTGCTGCTGCACCATCGTTAAGTAGTCCATCAAAAATCCTCGTACTTTTTCTTGTTGTGCAATGTTCTTGACGTAAATCTGGCGGTTTAGCAAGAACGCGCTGAAGTCTTTGCCCACTGCGGCCAGCACCGTCATGTCATGTGGCTTCTCTTTCCAGCCAGTCATCGGGTACTTGACCATCAGCTTGAACGCTGATTTGCCGCTTTCTTCGTCGTTGTACACACCGGTGATGTGCATCTCGTACTGACTCACGTGATCGTACTCAACCACTTCTTGTGCCACATCGTTACCGTTGGCATCGGTTGTCGTGATCTCTGTCTTGACCTCACGGTAAATCTGCCCATGCTGCACAACGTAGCCCTTCGGCAGCGTCATGACAATCTCTTCGCCGCTCTCTTCGTCTTGCACCGTCACCTCAGTAGCCACAGACAACTGCGCAGGGCTTGTGATCTTGCCACGGCTTGGGCACCCATCGCAACCCTTGGAGCACAGCTGCTCGAACTTGGCGCAAGTTGTTGGGCCCGTACCGTTCCAGCCGTTGATCTTGTCGAGGCTGCTGTTGAGGTCGAAGTCCTTGTGCTTGCCAGCGAGCTTGATGACCGCTTCAGTTACATCGGTGCAATGCTTGGCCAGACCTAGAGAAGCACGCCATAGGGGCTCTGGTACGTCCCGACCAGCAGCATCAAGCACACCACCGCTGGCGACAAGAGCAGCAACTTGGCTACACCGCGAGGCAACTGCATCGAGGATGACGTCATTGGAGTTGAGCACTGCGGACAATATAGATGACTTGGGCTTGCCTGCGCGTGGTGTAAGTGCAGCGGATGATAGTTTGGCAGCTTTGCCGAACCACGGCTTGAGCGTTGTGAATAACGTAGCAGCATCGTAGTCTGGGCAGTCCGCAACACACCTGACGTCCTTCCAAGGCTGCTGCTTCTTGTGGTGCGTGCCAACGGGGCGGAGCACCATAGATGGGTCGTGAATTTTTGTGGTGTCGATCTCAACGCCGTTCTCCTCTAGCGCGATGCGCAGTGCAGTTGATGCTTTGACCCAGTGGTCTTTACCTACGTTTGCAGTCAGCGGCCAGTAGCAGTGAATGCCGTTGCCCGATGAAATAACCATCGGCATTGGCATGCCGATCGCTTTGAGTGCTGCGACCATTGCGGCCCAGCCTTCTTTTTGTGTTTGGTATGGCTTGTCCGCGCCGATGTCGAGGTCAAGGGCTAACGCCTTGAACCATGTGGCGTGCTCTTGCTTGCGATACCACTTTTGCTTGTTCTTGTCGTCAGTGTATGCGTGTCCAGAGAACGCGCCGACTGTGTAGTAAACCGTGGTGTTCGGCTCTGCGTCCCACTGATTGATAGCTGCGACTGCGCTGTCGATGTCTGCAAACGAACCTCTATTCCAAAAGTAACCGCGTGGGTTGTTACCTGTTGGGTCAGGCTTGTGCGTGCAAATGACGAGTTCGTCGAGCTGGGCAAAAACGCGAGTAAGAAAGTGTTTGGTGTCCAAAATGTGCCCCTAGATGAAAAACCCCGGCCTAAGCCGGGGAGCCCTTATCGAGCCGTGATTCTATTACTCGTCGAACAGGCTGTCGAGCTTGGCAGCTAATTCATCCGACGCTTTTACTGGGGCAACTGTAGGCTTGGCTTTTGGTGTAGCGGCAACCACAGGCGCTTGTGCGGCGGCTTCCTCTTCGTACGCATCATCCACAGCAGGAGCTGCTGGGGCGGAGATCGCAGTCTGAGCCTTTGGAGCAGCCAGTGCAGGGCCAGCAGCAGTCGGAGCCATCTGACGAGTCGCCACTTTGACAGGATCACTTGTCAACAAGTTATCCACACGCTCGATGGCTTTCTCTGGCACGTACCCCTTCTGCTTGAAGGTGATCTTGGGGAAGCTGGCCGCATCGTCAAAGCCCAACTCAGTCACGACTTCTTCTGGCCCAATGCCGTAGTTGCCCAGTTCTTTGAAGTATTCACGCAAGGCTTTCATGCCGCTGACGGGAACGGTCAGGCTGTACACCTTGGTGGGATCAGCAGCCGCAACAACAGCGAGGTGGCGCTGGTCAGCGCACAGCTTAGACTTAGCACCGGATGGCAGAACCTTGGAGCCCAGCACGTTGTTGGGGCAGTCAGCGCAGGCGTTGTGCACAGGAGCGTCAATGCTTGCATCGGGCTTCAAGCCGTCATTAGACCAGCAGTCTGGGCGGACGTTCTCGGCAGATGCGTCAAAGGCTTTGGCATAGAACACTTTGGACACGCGAGGGTTGGCACCCACGATGATGGTGTCCAGTGTGACGCCTACCGTGGTCTCAACACCTTCTTCGTTCAGGCGATAGCGACCTGCGCGGATGCTGATGCGTGGAATGCTGATGCCGTCAGAGACGATGGCAGAAGCCACGGACGATTTAGTACCCGCCTGTTGGCGAGCTGCGATACGCGCTGCAATGTGCGCTGGGACGTTTGCGATCATGTTGCTCATTTAGTTACTCCTTGGATTGCGCTTTGCGCATGTTGAACACTTTTGTCGATGAGAAATTTACCCCCGGTGGAGGTGCGCCGTTGGCCTCGATGTAGCTCTTGACCCCGGTCTTTGATGCTCGGCTCTCAACCATGTCCCAAGCATCGTGCTCTTTGCAGAAGTTGAAGAACTCTTCACGAGAACCAACTGTTGCGGTGTGGTGGGTAGACCAATAGGCCGTACCGTGCGGAGTCTTGACTGTCTCCAGTCCGTCTTCCTGTGCTTTCGCTGTCATCCAGTTTTCAAGGGCTACCAGCTTTTCTGTGAGCTTGCCCTTGGCAGTTTTGTGTTCACGTTCGAGATCGTCAATCTCTTTGCGAACCTGCAGATACCGCTCTGCGGCAATGTCGTAGTTCATTCAGTTACCTCGTTTCTTACTCGTCACTGTTGATGCCTTGCACCAAATTCAAAAACTCCGCCAGTGTGTTTTTCTTTGCGCGGAGTCGGCGGTATAACTCTGCTTCAAAGCTGGTGGCCCAGATGTGCCACACAGTCGTTTTGCCAGTTGTCGTCAACCGGCGAATCCTTGCATTGGCCTGCTCGTATTGCTCAAGTGAATAAATAGGCGCAAACCAAATGATGTCCTTCGCACGTGTCAGTGTCAAACCGTGCGCAGCAACTTTGGGGTGAGCCAGCAAAATCTGTGGCTTATCCGTGTGCTGAAAGTCGTTGAATATCTGATCGCGGTCCTTCTTGCTTGTGTCACCGTTTACCATTGCAACATCGAAACCATCTGCGGTTAGCCTGCTCAGCATGCGTTGTTGTGACGCTTTAAACGGCATGAAGATGATCGCTTTGTCGCCGATCTCTGTGAGTAATTCAGTGAGTGTATTGTACCTCTCTGCGTCGTCCATGTCAATTACACCAGTTTCACTGATGACCGAACCGCAGCAGATTTGCAACAGCTTGGCCAGCACCACCGCTGCGTTGGGCGCAGTCACTTCGCCACCAGCGAAGATCGTCACCGCCTTGTCTTTCATGTCCTTGAACGCCTTCTCCTGCTGCTTGGTTAGCTCAGTCTTGCGGCCAACGAAGTTGGTGTCGGGCAAGTCCTTGCACTCATCCAGCGAGAATCGAATCGACGGCTGCAGTACTTTGCGGCATGTCTCCAGCGCATCGGCACGCGGTACCCAGCGGAACGTTGTCACCTTCTGCATCACCAAGTCTTTGAACGTGGTGAAACTCTTGGGGCAGCTTGGCGAATCTACAAGTCGTGCCAGTGTCCATGCGTCAGCTGGTGTCTGCGAGATGGGCGTACCCGTCAGCATCCATAGCCACGGCTGATTCTTGGCCATCCACTTGGCAAATATCTTATACCGCTGTGAGCTGGGTGACTTGAGCGCTGTCGCCTCGTCGTAGATCACCACGTCGAAGTCTTTCAAGTCTGCGGCCATGTTAGTGAATCCGTCATGGTTGATGATGACGTACTGCACACCGGGCGTAGCCAGCAGATCGAGCCGCTTTTGCTTTGTACCTGTGCAAATCACAAACGAGCGATGTGGCAGGTTGTGCTTGAGCTCACGACCCCACACGACCTTAACAGTCGACAGCGGAGCAACAATCAACACCTTCTTGGCTACACCTTCGTCCAGCAAAAAGTCAGCTGCCCAAATAGAGCTGATGGACTTACCAGTACCCGGCGCATTCAGGCACAGGGCACGCTTGTGGGTTGTGAGAAACGCAGCAGTGTCTTTTTGGTGTTCCATCGCTGTGAAGCGACCGGGCCAGTTGTAGTACTGCAAGATAGGCGCAGGCACGCTGAAGCCAAGGTTCTTCAGAACCATCGACTCATCCACGCCGTAGGGCATGGCCAGCATATCTTCGCCGTTATGCACAAACTTTTTGGCGTGTGGGATCACCTGCGCAACGGTGTCGTTCTCGTTGCTGTTGATGATGATCTTACGCTTGTCAGGTATTACGAGCATTCAGTGCCACCCATGCTTTGAACGTGAGCGCCCATTGGTCCACGTTGGTTTCTCTTACGATCCAGACTTCTCCGCCTGCTTGTGATGCAGCTTCAATCTCGCGTTCCTGATTTGCCGTTGTAGTCCCCTTGCCGAACTTTGTCTCCACAGCAAACCCAAGACCGTTAACAATGCCCACAAAGTCAGGGATACCAGCGCGACCAAAGCCATTAGCAGGTGGCATAAACCACCAGCAGTTTGGCGTACTCTTGAGTACAGCTTTGACGACCTTTTTGACATCTTCTTCTTTCTTCATTTACTTACTCCATTCATAGTCAGCCAGTGCTTGCAATAGTGCGATTCGGCTCTCAAGCACTGGCGCAGAACAATTTATTAGGGCAAACTCCTGCACGCCATCACGCATAGCTTCTCTCTGGTGCCAGCGCTTACCATCTTTCTTTGCTCGGTCTAGCACCTGTTGAACGCGGTCTTTAGATATTCCAAATGTGGCCGCTATGTTTTTCTTCATAGTCTTGTTGAACCACAAGTTCCATATACAGCGGTCACGTATTTCTAAGTCCGGGAACTGAGCTCTGAGCTTATCTCGACGTTCCGCTTCAGCGGCAAGTTGTTCATGCTTGAGCCTATACATCTCATTGATCTGATCGTCCAAGTCACCTGCTTCTTGCGGCTCAAAGAAAAACGGTTGTGTCATCTCTTACCTTTCAGTCTCGCGTCAGGGCAGAACCCTTTCGCTGGGCACCACGGGCACAGGCCCGATGGTTTTGTTTTGAATACGCCGAGGTCAATCACTTCCTGCACCATGTCAAAGCGAGGCTCCAGTGCCCGCCACAGCGAGTCGAGGAACCTGCGCTCATACGTGGCATTTGTCACCTCGTCGAACTTGAGCCAGATGAACGAGGTCTTCACCTTCGTCACCTTGGGGTAGTGCCAGAACACCATAGCCGCAAACAGTTGCAGCTGTGTCGGGTTCTCTTTGACCTTGCCTGTCTTGTAGTCGAGGCAGTACGCCGTGTCGCCGTCAATGACCAGCACGTCAGCGATCGAGCGAATCCATACGTCTTTGGCGAACCAGTCCACGGGCTGCAGCTGGCGGTTGACTGACATCTGATGCTCGAACAACTTCTCGCCATTGCGTGAGGTGATCTTCTGAACCAGTGGACCCCAGCGCTCAAGCGACTGTTTTGCTTCGAGTGTGTCTTCAAGTGCTACAGCTGCTTCGGTAGCTTCTTTGCCAGCAACCATTGCATTGCCGTACGCCTCCAGCACCTTGTGCACCCTGTCGCCATACTCTGACGCTTCATTCATGGAGTTCTGCACGCGCTTGGACACATACAGATAGTCGAACTGCGCAGGGCATTGCTCGAAGGTGGACAGTCGGCTGAACGACAAGGGCATTG